GACACAACCCAGACCTCCCCATAGCCGACGACTACGAACTCTGCGTACGCACAGCCCTCGCCACCCGCATGACCCACATCCCCAAAATGCTGTACAAGCAACACATCGGGAACCACACCGCCCAACGGCAACGCAACGGCCTGATACAACAGCTGGTGGAGGAAACCCACCGCAAGTTCGCTGACCAGTTGGACGACCGATACGGGGCCTGAACCGCATGGGCTATGATGTGCCTATGAAAAAAATGTCTGGCAAGAAGCACGAAATGATGGAAGGCCCCAAGGAGCGTATGAAGGAATACGGTTCCAGCAAGGCGGGCATGAAGAAGAAAGCAGCCAAGAAGATGGCTGCTAAAAAGAAGAAGTAATGCCCTCCAAGAAGCAGGCTGCTAAGAAGGTTTCGAAGGTGATGCGGGAGTTCAAGTCCGGCACGCTTCATTCCGGCAAGGGCGGGCCTGTTGTCAAGTCTAAGAAGCAGGCTGTTGCTATTGCTCTCAGTCAGGCCAGGAAGAAGAAGTAGATGTCTACTGTTGCCAATGTCATTAACCGTGTCCAACGCCAACTCCTGTCGGGGGTTGTGGAGGAACGGAACAAACTTTCTGCCCCTATGACAGCCACGGCTTTGACCTGTGTGCTGACTTACGACTTGGGTTCGGTGCGTTCCGGTTCGGTTATTGAGATTGGTTCGGAGCAGATGTATGTTTGGGAGGTGGTGGAGTCCACGAAAACTCTCACCGTCGAACGGGCGTTTAACGGTACGGTTGCTGCTGCCCACACCAACGGCACGGTCTGTATCGCCAACCCCCGTTTCCCCCGCTCACAAATCCTTGAATCAATTAACGACGAGCTGGCTGACCTTGCCTCCCCGATGAACGGCCTGTTCCAAGTGAAGATTCTTGACCTCCAATACAACGGGTCGAACCGCCAAATCAACTTGCCGACTATCGGCACAGTCATTGACATTGTTGAAGTGCGTTCAAGATACAAGTCTGACGACTACCAACAGGTACACAAAATCAAACTTTTGCGGGATATGCCGACAAAAGATTTCGGTTCCGGTCTAGCTCTACAAATCGACCAAGACGTACGCAACGGTGACCTGCGGGTGTCTTACAAGGCCCCGTTCACACGGGTCGCTACAGAGAATGACAGTTTGCAGTCTATTGCAGGGTTCCCTGAGTCGGCTGAAGACATCCTGATTATCGGGTCGCAGATTCGTCTCATCGCCCCCCGTGAGGTGAAGCGGAACTTTACCGAGTCGCAGGGCGACACCCGCCGTTCGGATGAGGTTCCTCCTGGCGCTGTTGGGAACAGCATCACGAACTTGTTGCGTTTGCGTCGTGACCGTATTACGGCTGAGGCTGCGAAACTTACCCGCCAGTACCCAACCTTTTTGCAAAGGGCGTAAATGCCAGTCGCAAACTTCACGCTCCCGTTCCTGAACACCCCTGCATATTTTACGGGTACGGGCACTACGTCCCTTGTGCCTTCGGTGTATCCGGTCGCTATCAACGGTCGGCCCTACATGGTGGACCAAAAGAGTGGCAGGTTCCAGCGGGGGTATGAGCAGCGTGTCCGTGATTCGCAGGACATTTCGACTGCTCCTGGCGAGGCGGCTATTAACCCTGGCGGGTTGTGGCGGCGTGGTCAGGATTCGTGGCATTTGGGTGCAGGGCAGGAGTATGCGGATATCGGTGGGTCTTTGGATTTCCGGTTCTACAAGTCGAAGGGTATTGACCCTTGGACTAAGGGGCAGGTAAGCCTGCTGAATACCACGAAGGTGTCTTTAGCGTCTTCTGCCACTTCGCAGCACATGGTTGTTCAAGATGGCCGTGTCTATGTTTCGTTGAACGGCGATGTGAAGTTCACCGCTGACCCGTATGCGTCTAGCCCGACATGGACAGACTGCACCGGAGAACCAGGCGGGACCTGTGCGGCTATGGCCACAGACGGTTACAAGATTTACCTAGCGTTCCCCAGCGATGGTGTCCGTCAGATTATCCCGAACACTTCTATCTCTGCCATCAGCACCACTAAGTATGTCAACTCATCAGATTCGTACTATATGTTGGGGTTCGCTAAACAGTTCATGTTCGGTTCGCATGACCATATTTTGAACACGATTTCTTCCGGTGGTTCAAAATCTGCCCATATCACCCCAGCCGATACAGAGTTCCGATGGGTTGGTGTAGCCACAGGGCAGAACGCTGCATATGCGGCAGGGTACTCAGGCAAAAAGTCTCTTATCTACAAGATTACGGTTGCCTCAAACGGTGCGTTGGACGCTGGCGTGGTCGCCCTCGAACTCCCAACAGGGGAAGTTGTTACAGCCATAAGCGGGTACCTCGGCTTTATTGTCTTAGGAACAGACAAAGGTGTCCGGTTCTGTTCAACAGATAGCAACTCGAACCTTGTTGCTGGCCAGTTGATTCCCACTAGCGGGCCGGTCAAAAAGTTCACCTCGACTGGACGTTTCACATATTTCACTTGGTCCAACTATGACGGTACTTCTAGTGGTCTTGGCCGCATGGACCTATCTGTGTTTACCGCCCCGAACACTCCGGCTTACGCCACCGATTTGATGTATACGTCATCAAACAATGATGTGTTGTCTGTTGTCACGTTTGACGACAAACATTGTTTTGCTATTTCTGGTGTGGGCATTGTGGCTGAAGACACATCCAGCCTTGTCGCCTCAGGCGAGGTGGAGTTGGGCACCTACCGTTGGGGTATCCCCGACCGCAAGTTCGTCGCCAAAGTCGATGTCCGGTCAGAGCCACTCAAAGGTTCCGTCACCGCCTACCTGTCAAACGACACCGAAGACTACGACAACCTTGGCGAATGGGACGACGAAGATGGCACAGAGTTCACCTACGCAGGGTCCGACAACAGGGCTATTGAGGCACGGTTCAAACTGGTGTTGGAACGCAGCGCCACCGTCACCGAAGGACCCGTTGTCACCCGTTGGATGGCCCGAGCCTACGCCGCCCCATTCCGGTCACAGGTTTTCGTTGTGCCTGTCTTACTCCACAACAAAATCAAGGTACGGAACAAGGACATCTATCTTGATGTGCAGGAAGAAACCGACCTGTTGGACGACCTGATTGCTAACCCTCGCATCATCGTGTTGCAGATTGGCGAGTCCCGCCATTCGGTGATTGTTGAGGATGTGGAGTGGACCCCTGTGGATTCCTATGGCAACGCCTGGGATTGGGAAGGAACCGCTACTGTTACTATGAGAAGCGTCGAAAACTAGGAGTAACCAATGGCTTTACCAGTTCGCAGAGGATACAAGGGTGCCCCAGTCAGCACCACTTTGTCGTCCAATATCTCCAACTCGGCAACTTCAGCAACCGTGGTATCTGTCACAGGTTGGCCGACCACCTTCCCATTCTTTGCTGTCTTAAGCCCTGGCACCTCGAAGGAAGAAAAGGTGTCCGTGACGGGCATCACTTCTACCACGCTCACGATTGAGCGAGCAAAAGATGACACCTCAGCCTCGGCTCATGACGCTGGCGCAACTATCTACCCTGTGTTCACCGCTGTTGAAGCGAACGAAGCGAACCTTGTTGCATCCGCAATGACCACCAAGGGCGACCTCATCGCCACGGACGGTACAACTATTAACCGTTTGGGTGTCGGTACCAACACCCACGTTTTGCAGGCAGACTCGACCGCCGCCAACGGATTCAAGTGGGGGCAGGTAGCCACAGCAGGTATCGCTGACTCGGCTGTCACCTCAGCCAAGATTGCTGACGGAACGATTGTACTGGGCGACTTGGCTGCTGCTTTGCAGGCGTTCCTTGTCCCGACTGGTTCTATCAACGCATGGTCCACGAACACCGCCCCTACCGGCTGGCAGTTGTGTGACGGTACAGCAGTATCCCGTACCACCTACGCAGCCCTGTTCGCTGTCATCGGTGAAACATATGGTGCGGGCGACGGTACAACCACGTTCAACCTGCCGAACCTGAAGGGCCGTGCGATTGTCGGTCGGGACTCAGCCCAAACAGAGTTCGACACGTTGGCTGAGACGGGTGGAGCAAAGACACACACGCTGACTAGCGCAGAGATTCCTGTCCACCTTCACACCATCTCCGCATACAGCCATGCCAGCACCAGCACCGCAGACTTGGCCCACACCCACACCTTCAGCGGTTCCGTTACTGGTTCTGGTACGGGTATCAGCGCATCAACCGATACGGTCGGTGACCACGTTCACACCAGAGCCTACGGAAGCGTTAACCGACAAGCGACCGGCACCGCAACTACTGTTCCTGTTAACGGTGGAGGGGTCCCCAACCACGACTCGGGCGGGGCAGGAAGCCACAGCCACGCCGTTTCAATCAGCGACCCTGGCCACGGCCACACCTACTCAGGGACAACCAGCGGTATGTCTGCAAACGGGACACACAGCCACACCATCGCCCAACACGATGCCAAAGACACAGGTCAAACAGGTGGCGGTGGGGCGCACAACAACCTGCAACCGTACATCGTCCTCAACTACATCATTAAGCACTAGGAGTAATCATGGTAAAGATTCAAACAGTCATCGGACGCATCTTCGCAGTCTTCGGTTCAACCGCTCTCGGCGCACTTGCCGGTGGAGCAGTCATCGGAGTAGAACTGTGGAAAGCCGCAGCCCTCGCAGGCTTCATGGCCGCAGCCAAAGTCACCGAACAACTGCTCCGTTTCTGGGCAGAAGACGGCGTGCTGACCAAGGAAGAAGTTGCTGAAGCCTTTGGCAAGAAGGCCGTTGCCCCTGCTACGCCAAGCGAGTAAAGCCCTCGTAGCCCTGTCGGGGCTGGCACTCATCTTCGTTGCCACCACAGCAAACGCAGAGAACATTCGGGTGACCAGCCCCACAGATTTTTGGTTCGAGTTCAACACCACCACCACGTTCACCGCCCGCACCTACAATGTGGAGAACGAGTGGTCGGACCCGATGTTGTGGTTCTACAACTCTGACGGTCAACTACTGGTACAGAACGACGACTGGTTCGGGCTGCAATCAAACATCGTTATCGAAGTCCAACCAGGATGGTACCGGCTGAGGGCCGGTGTGTGTTGCGGGAACCCTGAGGCTTGGTACAACGGGGTGCTGTATGACCTGTACGCATCGGCCACTCAGGTTGTGCCGACACTCCCCCCATCTACTACCATGCCTGCATGGGACAGTACGACGACGACGAGCACGGTGCCGCCTACGAGCGAGCCAGAGACTACGCAGAGTTCGCCAACATCGTCCACAACTACGACGACACAGCCCGAGGAAACCACGACGACATCGACTTCAACGACATCGACCACGATGGAGCCGAGTACGACGACAACGGAAACCCCGTTATTCCCATCGACCTTGCCGACTACATTGCCGCTAACCCCGCCGTTGGAATCATCATCGCCGTCTGCGACTCCATCGACCAGTTCGGAACCACCGCCGACGACTACGAGTTCTGCACCGCCGACAACTTCTACGAGGCCATCAACTACGACTACGACCACCCTTGCCTCCGCCAGCTCAACCACGGCACAGAACCCTTCCACAACCCCTACAAGCCCCTCAGAGGCTTCTACGGGGCAGACGGCAACATCTACCCCCCCGGACTCCCCGACGCCTTCTGAGGCGATTGTGGAGGTTCTCACAGCCATCGGGGACAACCCCACCCCCGAACAGGTCCAGGAGGCTGTCGCAGAGATTGTCGCCAACCTAGAAACCCTCACCAGCACCGAACTGGACGCTATCGCCGCCACCTTCAGCGCCGCCCCACCCGAAGTGAAACGGGAGTTTGAGAACCAAGTCAACATTTTTGGGGGCGGGCTAGACACCTACATCCCGCTGGATTCCACCGTGACGGTAGGGCAACGCCGTGCCCTTGTCGCTGTCGGAGCAGTCATGGTTGCCGCCCCCGCCGTCGTCCGGCGCAAATGATATTCTCGTTAAGATGAAAAAGTACCTGAGCCAACTAGCAGCCATCGTCGTCGCTATGTGCGGTTCGGCGTACATTCTTATTACCCTGTCGGGGGCTACCCGCAGGCAGGCACTTTGGATTACAGGTGTCATGCTTGCGGCAGTAGTGTTGACCGCCTACTTTGACGTTAAAGGAGACGACGAATGATGTACCCCGTCCAAAAGTTTCTTATCCCTGGGGAACTAGAAAAGTTCCCGAACGGGGACATCCCAGCGCATCTCCTGTCCAACATGAAACCTTACGGCCAGTTGTATTGGAAGGCCGGTTGTGCATGGGAGGCGATGCTGGAAGCGGCGAAGGCTGACGGGTTGGAATACTCCCATGTTGGGATGTTCCGCTCGTTGAAGGAACAAATCTCCCTGTTCGAGTCCCGTTACACGACGAAACCAACGAAACGTGTCCCTCAGGTGACCCGCATCTACAAGGGCAAGACGTTCTTCCTGAAAGATGGCATGGCCCCAGCTGGTACACCTGGCACCTCCAAGCACGGCAACGGCTGTGCCTCGGACATTGCGGCTCTCATCAACAAGAAGGTTGTCAGCGTCGGCTCCAGCCAAAAGCACGTTGACTGGCTTGTCAAAAACGCCCACCGTTTCGGCTGGTCATGGGAAGTAGCCGACCCGAAGAACCCCAACTTCGAGATTTGGCACCTCATCTGCTTCGACGCAGACAGTCTCCCCCAAGAAATCTTGAACCGGTCCGTGTCGCAGGCTGCGAAGATTGCGAAACCTACCCGCAAAGAGAAGAAGGGACGCAAAAACAAGATGGGTGGGGCTGGGTGAAATGGGTTCTCGCTTTAGCCGTCTTCTCGTCGGGGTTTGTGTTGGCACCGTTGCTGCTGTTGTTTACTCTGTTTGTTACCCATCGGAACGATTCGTCCGAGGGATGTGGTACGAGTGAGCGAGGCAATCATTGTGGCCACTATCGCTGCGGTGGGCGGCATCTTGGCGGCGCTGTTTCAAGGGATGCGGAAAGAGAACCGTGAAGACCACAATGTTGTGGCCAGCGGGTTGAACCGTATCGAAACAAAGATAGACACCCACATCCGGGACCATGCGAAAGGCGACCTGTAACTGCTACAGTCGCAGGTCCTATGACAGACGCCGAACTTGAAATCCTCATCAAATACCTGCAAAAAGCGGTCGTCCCAGCCACCGAACACGAAACCTTTCTCCGAGCATTTGAACGTCTCATAGCCTTGAAAAATAAGGGTTTGCTGGCTGCGTAGTAGTGTCTAGGTATGACAGACAACAGCTGGCTGTACTGCACCGCATGTGGGACGGCTTGGAAAACCAGTGAATCCCGTTACTGTTGGGAATGCAAGCAGGAAGGGGAACCCGAATATGACCGAATCGGTGACTCCTGAACCTCAACCTGTGCTGGTGAAATGGGCTGACGCCCACGCCGGAAGCGGGCATTGGGATGAGCTTGACACAGACGATATGGATGAACACATCGTTGTCACAGTCGGCGTGTTGGTGACACAAGATGAAGGTGGCAAACCGAAACATTTGACGGTTGCCCAATCGAAATCCCCGGACGGTTTCTACGACCACGTTATCTATATCCCGCAAGGGATGGTGCGGACCGTAACATTCTTGCAACCGTTCACAACAGAAATATCTGTGTAGGGTCCTTGCAGAAGTAACACCCCCTCGTTATAGTGTCCGCTAGACCAACTAAACGAAGGGAATGTTATGAGTTTCAAACGTTATCGCCTAGCCAAACCTGAACACGGAGGCCAAGACTGGCTGAACATCCGGTTCCGTGACGAGAACGGCAACAAGCGCATCAGCGCCTCAGCTGCCGCAGCCATCTACGGGTTGCACAGGTTCGTCCCACCCGACAAGTTCGCTGCCGAGCTACTGTCCGACATCGCCCCCATCCCAACCGAACCGACTTGGGCTATGAAACGGGGCAACGACCTTGAACCCATCTGCATCACATGGGTGTCGGAACGTCTCGGCATCGAGTTCTACACCCCTGAAGAAATGTTCTGCTACGACGACCCACGGGGCGCACGGCTCATCTCCACTATCGACGGATTTTACGAGGACGGCGACACCCGCAAAATCGTAGAAATCAAAACCTACAACCGTCCGTGGGACCCCGGCCATTTCTTTGACTACTGGCGCATCCAAGGAATCCAGCAAGCAATCTGCGCAGACACCGACGAAATCACTTGGGGAATCTTTGATGGCTCCCACCAACTCCACATCCATGTGCAGGAAGTGTCAGCCGCCGAAAAAGAGGAACACATCGAGAAAGCCTCCGAATGGCTGTCCGCCATCGACATGGGCATGACCCCACCAGGCGTCACATGGTCTTTCGCCTCCATCCAGGAACGTTACCCCGAACCGGAAACAGACAAGCTGGTGGAGATAGGCGAAGAATACAAGGACCTTGTATCCCAGTTGAAGCATGTCAAATCGGAACTCAACTCGTACAAAGAACTTGAAGACAAGTTGAAAGCGCAACTGTGCGAACTTATCGGCCCCAACGACGGGGCGACCATCGGCGGCAACACTATCGCCACATGGAAAGGGCAAGCCCGCACATCGTTTGATGCGAAAGCTCTCAAAGCCGACCACCCAGAGTTGGCAGAGAAATACAGCAAGCAAATCACCGTCCGCACTTTGCTTTTGAAAGGGGCTAAGTAATGGAAGAAAACAACAGTAAACAACTTCTGCAAGTGTTGAAAGACCACGCAGTACCGGACCCGAAGATTGTTGGCAAACTCCCGAAAGGGAACATGCAACTCGACTTCGTTGGCCATGCCGACATCACCCGGCTCTTGATTGAGATTGACCCGACATGGCGTTGGGTCCCTATCGCCTGGGACGAGGGCCGACCCAAGGTTCATGTTGAGAACGGGATGGCAACCATGTGGGGGGAACTCCAGTTGCTCGGCCATGCCCGTCTAGGTGTCGGCTCGGTGCGGGCAGACAAAGCAGATTTGGACAAGGAACTTGTCTCCGATTTTCTGCGCAACGCCGCCATGCGATTCGGCATCTGCCTGTCCCTGTGGACGAAGCAAGAGTGGGAAGATTTGGGTGGCAAACCCGAACCGCAGAAGCAGGTCGGCTCGAAAGCGAAACCGGCACCGAAACCGGAGCAGACTGACGGAAACCTGTCTGACCAGCAACGCAAACAGTTCGAGAAAGCCTGCACCGACAGCGGACTCTCATTCATGCTTGTCGCTGCGAACGCCCAGGTTGACTGGGATAAGCCTGTCCCCGCATCACAACTGCCTGCGCTCCGTGCCGCATACAAGGAACTTCTAGAGTTCAGGGAATCTGAGTGAGTGTCAACAGGGGGCGGGGCACAGCGTTCGAAACGCTCGTTGTTCGGTTCCTGCAATCTAAAGGCTGGATTCATGCAGAGCGCCGCGCCCTCCACGGCACCCTGGATAAAGGTGACATCACCGGAACCGGCCCGCTGGTGTGGGAATGCAAAAACCACAAGACACTTGACATCTCCGGCTGGTTGAAAGAAACCGAACAGGAACGGCAGAACGCTAAAGCGGACCACGGCATTCTTGTTGTGAAACGACGCTCCTACGGGGAACCTTCAGACCAGTACGCCATCATGCGGCTAGACGATTTATGTAACCTTTTGAAGGAAGCGGGATACTGATGCGTTGGAAACCGATACAAACAGGCGGGTCAACCCAATGCGACACCTGCCCCGAAGTGGTGGGCTTGCGCCGCACCGTCGAATCGTTGCAGGTTCTTGTGTCCGAAGTGAAACGCCCCGACGTTAGCGCCGAGCTGTACAACGAAATGGGTGAGCGGTGGACCGAGGCTGTGTTGGAAGCGAAACGGTGGCGTGAGATTGCCGATGCTTTGTACACCCATTTGCCTTGGGGCACATCTGCTGGCGCTGGTGATGCTCGACGCAAATACAACAAGGCGGTGGCTGATGAGCGGTAACGAATACAACCCGTGGGTGGTCACCCATGAAGACGGCTCGCAGACATTGTTGAGCATTTTTGTGGAGGACGGCGAGATTACTGCGGTGCAGTATGCGACCCGCTCCGACAGGTGGGGTTCCTGGGGGGTTCCTGAGGATGCGGTGAAAGGATGACCGACGACATTGTGAAGTACTTGCGTTTGAGTAGAACACGGTTCAACCGCCACGCTGAAGCCGCCGACGAGATTGAACGGCTGCTGGCACAAGTTGAACGCTGGAAAGAAATAGCAAACAACCTTCTCATCGCTGGCGAATACCAGCTGGATAAGCTGACAGGCGGGGCAAGCAAAAAAGACCTGCACCCAATGTGGGTTATCGCATGGGAAGAACATGACAAGGCGGTGCGTGGTGATTGACGACGCAAGAAGGGTTTCTGAAACCCTAGGCACTGGACAGCATATTGATGCTCCGTTTGGCGGAACCGTGAAAGATGTTCATGCATCATGTCGTGATGAGATTGAACGCCTACGGGAAGACCGTGACTGGTGGAAAAACGTAGCAACAGACCTGTTTTGGGCAGACAGCCCATGCAACTGCCCTGCCTGCGACCAAATCAGAGACAAAATCCGAGACGATTTGGACATCAAAAAGTACACCGTCCACAAAGAAAGCGATGCGTATGGCGATAGGTAGCGGCGCAGAAATCGGCATCGTCTTCGGCCAATGGAAAGACATGACCCCAACAGACCGAGACATATGGTGCGCCACCTTCCGAGACAGGTTCGGAGACAATCTGCTGAAAGGCTATGCAACCCTCGCATACCCCAAAAGGGAACAGGAAAACGACTGATGCCATACAACCCGCAACACGACATCCCAGCACACAACTTCAAAAAAGACTTGGAATACGGTGAGCAAGGCGAACAAATCGTCCACCAGTTCCTCACCGCCCTACACGACGGGTCTTTCGAAGTGAAACGGGACCGCTACCGCAACGGCCGAATGGTCATAGAAACCCACCAAAACCCACGGGGCGAAGGCTGGAAACCATCCGGCATCAACGTCACCGAAGCATCCTGGTGGGTGTACCTGTTCTCCGACGACGCCTTCATCATCGTCTCCGTGCAACGAATCAAAAACTTCCTGAAACGCCACGGATTCGACGACATAGAGAAACGTGTCATGGCTGCAACCGGAGACAACCCAGCTAAAGGGTTCCTTCTGTTCCCGAAACATGTACAGGACCTGCTGGTCAACGAACTATACGACTAGACTCACCTAACCCGTCCCAACAAGGAGGCACAGCCACGAAAAACACCACCTAATGCCAAAACTGAAAGGAGAACATCATGCGCAAATCGGCGCTCTTGGCATCCATCATCATTATCAGTCTCGCCCCCACCCGTGTGGAGGCCAAACCAAACATCCCGGAACCATGCCGGAAATACGTCAACATGGCACTCGAAGTAGGTTTCCGAAGGGGCGAACTACCAGAACTGTTCCGTCTCGCTATGCGTGAATCCAGGTGCATACCGCACAACAAAGGACTCAACAAGCGGGCAGACGGCTCTGTATGGTCAACCGATATGGGGTTGCTCCAAATTAATAATTACAGTTGGGTGACCTATCTACGGGGACTCAACATCATCAAAAGTAGCGAAGACCTTCTAAATGCACGAACCAACCTGCGGGCTGCGTTAGCATTAGTGAAATATTCGGAGAAGAAAGGGTACTCGAAATGGCATCAATGGCGGACCGGAAATCCGAATGGTTCTGCCGGAGTTGCGGCCAAAGGATAACCCTCTTTATCAAACCGTTGGAACCACCACACCATCTCTGCCAAAAGAGACTCAACAGAAACCTTCCGCTACAGCTGAAGGGGAAAGAAGAAACAGAATGAACAACATCACCATCATCGGCAACGTCGGCAAACAGCCCGAACTGCGGTACACAGGCTCCCAAATGGCTGTGTGCGAGTTCACCGTAGCCACCACCCGAGGCAAAGACGACAAGAAACAAACCACCTGGCACAACGTCACATGCTTCGGCAAACTGGCAGAAAACGTGGCAGGGTCCCTCGCTAAAGGCAACCGTGTCATCGTCGTCGGACGTATCGACATCACGACCAGCGAAAAAAACGATGTCAAAAAGACATACACCAAGATTGTGGCCGAAAACGTCGGCATGGACATGACCTACGACATCGTTCTCATCGACAAGTCGGAGCAGGTTGTGAAACAGGTCGCCAAAACCTTCGGCGGCACCATCCTTGACGACGAGGAAGCGTTCTAACCATGACCGTTTTGAAGGGGGCCGAAATCCTGGGTGAAGCACACCAGCTCATCACCGGTCCAAGACAACAACAATACGCACACCCGTACGAGGACTACAGCAAAGTTGTGGACATCTTCTACGGGCTAACCGGCGTCCGTCTCACCGTCCATGAAGCACTCTGTTTCATGGTGTCAGTCAAAATGGCACGGCTACGCACAGCCGTGGAACGTGGAGGCTGGCACCATGATTCGCTGGTGGACGCCATCGGATATTTGGGGTGCATCAACATGGTGGAGAAACGATGAGATTCGGAAGTTTGTTCGCAGGAGTAGGCGGATTCGATATCGGGTTGGAAGCAGCCGGATGGGAATGCGCATGGCAAGTCGAATGGGACAAACATTGCCAACAAACACTTCAACACCATTGGCCGGACGTACCGAAATGGTGGGATGTGTCCGACGTAAACGGTGCAGAACTACCACCGGTAGACGTCATCACGTTCGGTTCACCATGCCAAGACCTGTCTGTCGCAGGCAAAAGGGCAGGTCTAGACGGCGGACGTTCCAACCTATTTTTTGAAGCAACAAGAATCATCAAGGAGATGCGAGATGCAACAAACGGAACCTATCCAAGATGGGCTATTTGGGAGAACGTACCAGGAGCCTTATCCAGCAACAACGGTGCAGACTTTGAGAGGGTCCTCGAAGAAATGGTTGACCTCGGGGGTCATCACATCGAATGGAGCATCCTTGATGCGCAGTTCTTCGGAGTCCCCTAACGGCGTAGACGAGTGTTCGTCCTCGCTTGTTTCGATGCTTCAATCCTCCAACGAGGTGGCAGACCGGTACTTGCTGTCGGGGAAAGCCGCAGAAGGAATCCTGCGAAGGGCAAACAAGCGGGGCAAAACACTTCCCCCACAACTCCAGCAGGCTTTGGAGATAGTGGTTTTGCACGGTGGCAGGAACGGGAAGTAACAGTCACACTCGCAGCCCGAGACTACAAATCCCCCAACACGGTTGTTGTTGAAGAACAATGGCCAGCTGGGACAACAGAAGACGACGTTCTCGCCACCTCTATATGCAGCAAATGGGCTAAAGGCACAGGCGGACCGTCAGGGAGCGAATATTACAACCTGGTGGTGGACAGCCATGTGGTTCACGAAAAGTAGGCGTGCCCAAAATGTTGACGATTACGAAACATGGAATATGGGGGGGGGTGTCACCGACATTGAACGCTTTTGACAACACCGGGGATAGCCGTGCAACCGTCCTCATCATTGATGGGACCCGTGTCAACGATGTCCGAATCTACGACGACGAAATCACCCCATGCTTGAAAAACAGGATGGGGACAGGAGGCAACAACGTGCCACTCATACAGGAGCAAGAAATGCAAGTACGCAGACTCACCCCCGTCGAATGTGAACGACTCATGGGATGGCCCGACAACCACACACTCCCCCGAGCAGACGGCAAAACAAACAGCGACACCACCCGCTACAAAATGTGCGGCAACGGAGTCGCATCACCAGTAGCCCAATGGATAGCAGAACAAATCAACAATGCAGAACATCTGTGACCATTGCGGAACCGTCAACCTCGCCCTCACAACCTGGACACGGCAACAAATCGAAGGATGCGAATGCGGATGCCACCAAGCACAGGCATACCGGATAGCGAAAAAAACCAAATCAAAGAAATGGAAAAAATGAGAAACAAAAACTGGAGAAACGAAGCAGCATGCCGCGGGGTGGACATCGCCATCTTCTACCAAGGGCGAGGAAGCGGACCCCGCATGTACGACAAAGCCCGAGAATACTGCAACCAATGCCCAGTCCTAGCTGACTGTTTCGAGTTCATCATGGAAATAGAACTAGACCCACACAACCACCGCTGCGGAATGTTCGCAGGACTCACCCCCAAGCAACGTGCCGCATACCAAGCACAAAGAGACACCAATGTTTCTGCCTCTTAAATGGATGAGCGAAGCAGCATGTGTCGGTGCCCCAACAGAAATCTTCTTCCCCGAAATCAACGGTGGCAACACCGAAGAAGGCTGGGTTGAAGCCCGAAAATACTGCGCTGAATGCACCGTCCGAAAAGAATGTTTGGCGCTAGTCCAACAATGGGAAAGCCCGGACGTCCGCCGCAACGGAATGTGGGGCGGGATGACACCAACCGAACGTGACAGGCATTTCTCCCGCAAAAGATGACGCACGAAGGCGTCGGATGTTGGCGCACGGACCCGTCCCATTGCAAACAGGGCCGGTTGGGGAATGCAATAGCCTGCGCTCAACTGCCAGGAAGGGGATACCGACAGGAGCGCAGGCTACGAAGAAGACTCTACAAGGTTCGAAGCTATCTGCGCAACACTCCACGCCTAACCCCAACAACAATACAGTCAGACGGCAACCCGCATCCCGCAACCGCCGCTAACGCAGCTTGGCGGGACCCATGCGGATACGCACCCGCCAACGCCCCCCACGGTTGACCGGTTCGAACATGCGGACCCAACCAAAACACTTGAACCGAACCGAACCGCCGAAACACTACGAAAACAACACGGCGGGACCGGGCACGGGGCAAAAGCAGATGGCGGACCTTTCGGCCCGCCACCTCCCCAACATGCTTGACGACAGATAAGGCGTCAGATGTCATCCGCCCACCTGTATTTCCCACTCGGCCACCAAAGCAGCCACCGCTATACGTTGCGTATCGGGGCGTGAAGACAAAACCAGCGGGGAATATTCAGACACGGCTACCCGCACGGACCCGTCCGACTCACCGAAAC